TCCGTGATAAGATAGCGATGGTCGGGCGTGGTATTACAACGTTCGTGTCTCTGTTCGCGAATGCAGGAAAGATGATAGCGGCGGTCGGCGCAGGCTTCAGCCTCGGCATATCCAAGGTAGGAAAGGTATTCCCGATCGCTGGGCGAGCGCTGCGCATGGTCGCGGGTGGTATTAAAACGTTCGGGTCTCTGTTAGCGAAGGTAGGAAAGGTAATACCGATCGCTGGTAAGTTCCTGCGTGTGATCCCCGGACTCGGCCAGGCGATAACTCTCATCACGTCCGTATTCAGCGGGATCTACGCGGGTATAAGGACGTTCATGGAAACCGGTGATATCGTAGAGGCTCTGAAGGCCGGGCTCTCAGCAGCGATCAGTACGTTCATTAATGGGTTCGTTGATCTGGCCGGATTCATATTCGGTATGGACCCAGAACAGACCGCTGCCATAAAGACCCGGGTCGAAGAGATCGTATCCGCCACTGTGGGTTTCGTCGTTGATTTCTTACAGGGGACATATGATATCGTAAAGAGTCTGGTAGGGAAGACGTTGGATCTCTTTACTGAATCACAGATCGAAGCGGATCGTGCAATGGCTGAGGCCGAAGAGGCCCGGGTACGGCAGCGTATGCATAACCTTGCGCGAATACGTCGCGATCGCCGTACAGAGGCCGAACAGGCAGAGCTCGAATCATTGCAAGAAGCGTTACCTGAGGCCACAAGACGTGCTGAGATCGCAAGGCTCCGTGGTCGTATGGAAGACTCTGGTTATGATATGAGTTCTGATCAGTATACGATGAATGAGTTGATGTCTATGACGGACGAGGAGCTGGCCGCAGCTGGTCTTATGGAAGCGTATCAGACCCGGCAGGGGAATACGGCTTATAGGATTAAGAAGCGTGGTGAGCTGCGTGTGGCCAATCAGCCGACGGATGTTGAAGCTGCTAATGATAATGCGGAAGCAATGCGACTGGCTGCTGCGGCTGCTGGATTGGGTGGATTGGGTGGTGGCAATGTGGCGATCTCTGAGAATAATACGAACATACAGTCTAATATGAGTCTTAACCAGCAGGGTGGTATGAGCTCTACGAACGATCAGATAGGACCTGCGTAATGAGTTACTTCAAGAACTTTAGTTTGATACCATATAAGTTTGGTACGAACGCTGATACCACAGAGTATACGAACATCAGTCAGTACAGTACCATACTGGATCAGATTGAGGATAACAGTTCGGCGTATCAGTTGGTACAGTTACGTGATGGTGAGAGGCCAGATCAGTTAAGTCAAAGGTTGTATGATACTGTTGATTTGCACTGGACCTTCTTCTTGTTGAACCCGGGGTTAAAGGATCATGGTTGGCCATTGAGTCAGCAGGACCTGTTGGTACAGATGGACAAGGACTTTCCGGGTGTTTGTATGGTGGTCTTTGGCAGTAAGGTATCAGGCGAGACCGGTAATGAGATGCATATACTGGTGGGATCGTTTGACGTAGGTGATACTGTTGTAGGTCAGGACAGTGGTGCGACCGGTGTGGTCTATGCGAAGAACGTATTGATGGGTCAGGTGTTCGTAAAGGATATTGTGGGTACGTTTGATGTGAACGAGACCATACGATCTGGTGATCATGACGTAACGGTGAGTATACTACACGATCCGGCGTATCTGGGTTTCAGTCATGTTGAGGACGGGAATGGGGACAATGTGGACGTTGACTATTCGGTTGACTTCAGAGGTCGTGGACCAGAGGGTGATGACGAACAGGGTGGGGTCTTTGGTGATCCGGATAACCCGGACGTGTATACCCATTTATCGCCATACAATATGGTTTCTTTCTATGAGGAATATGTGGACCTGAATGATGAGTTACGACGGGTGAAGGTACTGACACCTGGTATTGCACGGCAGGTCACTAAGCTATTAAGAGAGTCGTTAGATGCCTAATTACGCTGCAGCACCGAATGCCTTTATCCCGTACGAGGATTCTATTGTATTACGTATCGAGCGTGATGCACCTATTGAGATGAACATCACGAACAGCTGTCCTGAGGTGAACATATACGAGGACATTAACCTACCCTACCTGACAGGTACCATTGCTGTGATCGATAGTGCTGGTATTGGGTCATTACAGTTCGGTGGTACAGAGAAGATCATACTCAAGTTACAGAACAACACAGACGCCAAGGTCGTGACCAAGGAGTTTGTTATCTACCAGGTGACAGATCATAAACGTCAAGAGAACGGTATGGTCGTATCCTTTATCATTCACATTATGGAGACTCATGGGTATCAGAACCATTTCCGTCATGTGAGTCGAGTATACGATACCAACCACAGTAATATGATACGTAGCATCTGTGCGACGGATCTTGATGTTGATATAGGTGATATGGACATTAGTTACCAGAGTTCGAAGTTGATTGTACCGAACCTACGTCCATTACAGGCGTGTCGGTGGATCCTGGACCAGACCACCACCTCAGAGGGTAAGCCATTCTTCTTCTATAGTTCACTGAAAGAAGGGTTACACCTCAAAAGTCTTGAGAGTCTCTATGACAGTGAGAACGTACTCAACACGTCCTTCTCATTACGACCGGCCGGTGTCAGTGACTTTAATGACAACGCTAACCAGATACTGAGTCACGTACAGAAGAGTAATGACCGTATCATTGACGCTCAACATACCGGTATCCTTGATGCGTTACGGTGTACTGTGGATCCATTCAAGAACGAGGTACGGTACTTTGACTATAGCCATAGAGAGTACCACGAGAACAAAGAACCTGAGTTAGGTTATGATGGTCTGCCGTATGATAAGAACTTTGAGATACGTGGCCAGGCGTTCGTGACCACACTGAACACAAGTCTTTCGTTTGGTGATGAGAGTACTGCGTACGAAGAAGAGACCGAGTTGGCCGATTACCGGTTGGGTCTGAACAGTAAGGCCGATAAGTACTTCCTTGACAAGAGCTGTTCCGAGATTGCGATTAATGGATGGCACATGTTCTCACAGGATATGAACACCTCCATTGGTCGGGTGATCGATATAAATATTCCTATAACAAGTCCACAAACAACTGAGGTTTCGATTGATGGGATGATTGACCAGAAGTACTCAGGTAAGTTCCTCATCACGGCCGTACGTCATAAGTTCAGTGTCCATACAAATAACTATGTGTGTTCCCTGGGTTTGAAACGTACAAGTAACCAAGGTGAGTTTGATGGTACACGATAGGATCCATTATGAAAAATGATACGTACTATGGGAATACCTCACATTGGGGTATCGGTGTCTGTGAGGATATAAGAGATCCATTACAGGCAGGTCGGGTTCGTATACGTATCTTTGGTATCCATACACCTGACAAGACACTCATACCAACACGGGATCTTCCATGGTCTCAGGTTATGACACCGGTCAACAGTGCCAGTATCTCTGGTACAGGGACATCACCTGTCGGTATGCAGGTTGGGTCTATGGTCTATGGTATCTTCCTGGACAGTAGCTATCAACAGTTCCTGGTACAGGGTACGATGCCTGGTATTAAGAGTACCACAGACGTACAGTACGTGAACTCGGAATCTTCGGTACAGAACACTGACATTGAAGAGTTAGGTCTCAGTCCACAGGAACAGGTATATAACATCGCACGGGCTCAGGGGTTGAGTGAGAACCAAGCCTCTGGTCTCTTGGCCGCACTTGATACCCATGCAGGTTATGACCCATTGTACGAAGGTGATAATGAGTATGGTATTGGTCTATGGGACAGTCGAGAGAAAGAATCATTAAGAGAGTTCGCAAGTTCTCTTGGTACCACACACGAAGACTTTAAGACTCAGGTATTGTTCCTTGTTGAACAGGTACGTGGTATTACTTCCTATACGGTTGAAGACAATAATGGTGGTACTGTACAGAGATCGGTTGATACACCGGGTGATGCCGCAGCTGCTATTACCCAACAGAAGTTCTTCAAGGATCCTGAAGAGAATCGGGAACAGACAACCACGAGCGCAAATCAGGCCGCGGCTGCTTATAGTTCGAACCGTAATGAGGATGACACCGGTTCTTATCCAATCGCGATACCCGCCGAGGAACTGGATACTGGCTCGAACATACAGTCCGAAGAACATATTACCTATTTCTTTGAACAGGCCAGAGATGCTCGTCAGACGCCTGAATCACGGGTGGTTGGTCTTGTGGTAAATGCTGCACACCCTATCGATTATCCATACATATTAGGATTCGGTGGTGATGTAGGTGCCAATGCTGTTGAGGCTCTGAACGAAGCTGCTGGTGATGACAAAAACTATAAGACTCACCTTCTGATTGGTACTGATGGTAAGTTGATCGTGGTCAAACCCGCTACCGAAGGTCTTGATGCTGGGTTAGGTGGTACGACAACCGAAACCATTGAACAACCTGAAAGACTGATTGACCATATTGGGTCACTGTTCCGTCTGGGTGGTGGTGAGACCGGTAATGATGATAACCTTGACTTCGATATGGAATTCGAACTCAAACTGATGTCCATGCTCAAAGAGTATCGGGATGATGGTAACCCTGTACCGACCCTGACCAGTGGTACCCGTACAGAAGAAGAGCAACGTATCGTCTCTAACCAAACCGAATACTTCGCCGCTACCCGTAACAAGTCTCGACACGAACGTTTCCAGGCAGTTGATTTCAACACTGTGGACGTAGTACGTATGAGAGATGGGGGTTACCTCGAAAGACACGGGTTACATCAGAGATATGGTGATCGAGATCCGGTACACATCGAAGAGATTGGTACCTTCCGTGATCCTCATACCGAATGGCCATACGACGGGTTTGGTGTTACGATCCGTACAGTCCTTGACGCAAAGGTCCTTGGTGTAGAATTCGTAGGTACATGGGATCCCAATGAGGACTCCGGATACGCATCGAACTATACTGACGCTCAATGGGAAACCTATAAGATACTTGTACGTTCCTTCCTGTCCGTGTTCCCTTCTGCGTGGACCAAAGGGTTTGGTGCTCTTGAGCCACATCAGAACGAAGGTCGGAAGTCTGCTAATGGTTTCTATACTCCGTACTTCGATGTCGAAGGCTATTCTGCATCTGTGTTCTCTGATCAACGTGGTATACCTTCTGAGTCCCTGCAACCGACCGAAGAAGCTCCGAAAATTTCTGACCCCTCAAAGGTACCGGAGACCACGAGTCCTGAACCGGAAATAGCTACGACACCATCTGATACATCTGATGCACAACCAGCACCGGAAGGAAAGATAGAACTTCCGAAACTGGATCCATTTAACTTCCCGACGATACCGACCCCGGATGTGGGCGGACTGGGGAACATTGGTAACCTCGGTGACCTATTACCGGATGTTGGTGACTTTGGCGGACTGGGTGACGCAAGTGGTCTGGGTGATCTGATCGATCTGGGTTCGCTAGTATCTGATCCGGCATCGAAGGATGTAACTGCTACTGGTGGTAACGCTGATACCCTGAACAATGAACCTGGTTCGTACTATCTGGACTTTAATAACTTTACGGGTCTACCATCTCCGGTGATTACGGTCAATGGTGATGCGACTGGTTCTGTTACGCTGAACGAACTGGGCAGTGGTACTCTGTCACTCTCGATACCGGCAGGTGGTGGTTCGACCGTTACAGCAAATACAACATCAACCGGTCAGACAGTCATCTGGTCTCTTGATGCTACAACATTCGCTGGGGTTGAGTTGGTTCTGACCTGTACTGATACTGTCGCGACCGAACGTCACATTGTGAAGCTTCTGATCACCCATGACGGAACAACCGCTGTTGCGACCGAGTATGGTACTGTGTTTACCAATACAAGTCTTGCGACATTCGATGTGGATATAAATAGTGGGAATGTCCGGTTACTGGTTACTGCCGCTAGTGCAAACAGTACGGACTATGTAATCAACGTAACAACATTATAGACACGGGGAAAGTGAACTGTGGCAAACGATAAAGATTTCAAGGTCAAGAATGGCCTAGTCGCTGGTGGTACAATCGAGACCACTGTCGGAGGTGTTAAATTTCCTGATGGGACAACACAGACCACAGCGGCTACAACAAGTACAGAGGTGAATGACCTGACCTCTGCTGTGACATGGGCTAACGTACCAGCTGCGAATATAACACAGGTGAGTGTTACCCAACACCAAGCGGCTCTGAGTATTACTGAGTCCCAAATCTCTGACCTCCAAGATTATCTGACAAGTACTGACCTGAGCTCGTATGCACCTTTGGCATCACCGGCTTTGACCGGTACCCCGACTGCACCAACCGCAGGTTCTGGAACGAATACGACTCAGATTGCTACAACCGCCTTTGTGTCAGTTGCTATTGCGGATCTTGTCGACTCGGCTCCGGGTACTCTTGATACACTGAATGAACTAGCCGCAGCTCTGGGTGATGATCCTAACTTTGCAACAACCGTTACTGACTCGATTGCGCTAAAGGCACCTCTTGCTTCTCCTGCTCTTACCGGTACACCAACAGCACCGACCGCTACAGGTGGTACGAACACAACCCAACTTGCAACAACGGCTTTTGTTCAGTCAGCGGTCGGTGCGGCAGGTGGTGGTGACGTATCCAAGGTTGGCACCCCGGTCGATAACCAGATTGGCGTATGGACCGGTGACGGTACGATTGAAGGTGACTCAGACTTTACGTGGAACGGAACCACGTTATACGTATCGAATACCAGTACGTCATCTCCGGCCATGACTTTATCCACAGCGAATGATACGTCAGACGCTGCGCCTATCCTTGACTTTGTACGTACGTCTACATCTCCTGATGATGGTGACTATATTGGTCAGATCAAGTTTAAAGGTGACAACGATACTTCGGGCGAAGTCGTATACGCTAAGATTACTGGTAAGGCCTCGGACGTAACTAACGGAACCGAAGACGGCCTTATTGAGTTTGCGGTGAAGTCAAATGGTTCGAATGTCATTGCGGCACGTCTAACTAACAATGACCTCAAGTTGCTCAACGGTCATGGTATTACAATTGACAGTCCGGGTACTCTGACCGTTGCCGGAACAAATGTCATTACCGAATTGGGTACGAAGGCCGATCTGGCTTCACCTACTTTGACCGGTACTCCAACCGCACCAACCGCTGCAGCTTCGACTAACACGACACAGATTGCTACAACAGCATATGTTCAGGGTGAGATCTCTGGTCTTGGTGGCGGAACAGGTAACGTATCAAATACCGGTACTCCGGTTGATAATCAGATTGCGGTATGGACAGATGCCACGACAATCGAAGGTGATTCTGAGCTAACTTGGGATGGTAATACACTGAGCATTAACACCACCGGGGCCCCGAACGTTGTGATTGATGGAGGCGGTCCTCAGACTATTCAATTTAAAGAGAGTGGTAGCACAACTAACTCTCCGCAAATCGTTCACCGTACAAGCCCTGATACCATAGGTATTGAGAAGGCGGTCGACAATACTAAGTTATTCACGTACGATATAGACGATGACTGGGCCTACTTTAAAGGTAATGTTGGTATTGGCGTTGAAGGTGCAACCGAAGCTCTCGAAGTGGTCGGTACTATTACTGCGACAACTGGTTTACATCTTGACGATAATGTTGATATTACCCTTGGGACCGGTAGCGATATTCAGTTCCGGTTTGATTCCTCGAACCTTTATACTGACATTGATGTAGGTGATTGGTACGTTCGTGATGGTACAACCACAAGGTTTACGTTTGCACGTACGACCGGTGACTTTACCGCAACAGGTAACGTGACTGCTTACTCTGATCGTCGCCTTAAGAATTGTATTGTACCGCTTAGTGTGACCGAAGCTATTGATAAGATCCGGCCTGTTCGTTACAATCGCCATGACCTCAATCGGTTTGAGTTTGGGTTTATAGCACAAGAAGTGCGTGAGTTATTCCCCGAAGTGGTGCATGAGAATGATAATGGATTGCTATCTATTGACTATAGTAAGCTGAGTGCTGTAGCCATTCAGGCTGCAAAGGAGAATAAGGCGAAGATTGAAGATATGCAAAAACAGATCGATGAGTTAAAAAAACTGATGAAGGGGCTGTAATATGGGATGGAAGGACGTATTATTCTTACTAGTGGTTGGTATCGCTTTTTGGTGTACAAGCATTATTGCTGAGGCCGTGGCTCAAGACGAAAAAGGTCACCACATAGGAATTGAGAAGTTTGTGTGTACAAACAGTAACGGACCAGCGGTAGGTACTGTTGTAGAGTTTGATGACTTTATTCTAACTGCAAATCACGTAACCAGCAGTTGTACCGATGGCCAACAAGAAGGATGGGAACGGTTTCCAACGTGGGACTTGGCAATTAAGTTAAAGACATCTATCGAAAACATAAAGGTACCCTTTCAGTGTATGTACCAACCGGAAGGACGTAACGTAGCGTTCATCGGTTATCCGGCTAACTGGATCGGAATGCATAATTCTGAGGTCGCGGTTGGGGTTATTATGTCAGAAGACCCGCAGTTCATGATAGCCAACGGGAGTCTACTCGTAAACGATGTTCAGCTCGCCTGGACTGATCGAGTACGTCCGGGCTACTCTGGTGGTGCGGTGGTTACTGGTGACCACACGTTTGCGGGTATTGCTATCGCTGTTCAAAATAGCCGTGAACGTGGCAAACCTCGGGGTGCATTCTTTGTTCCGACTCATACTATTTGCGCAGCTTTTGATACCTTGTATAAATAGTCATTAAAGGATGTTACTATGGCGAATGACAAAAACAAGGGACTCAGACCAACTGCGGGTTTCCAGGATCCGACAGGGGCATATCCTCGTATTGACTCACGGGATGGTGGCGGCTCTGATGTTAACCTTGGGTCTGTCGAACGTACAGTAACGAACAAGAACAATCGAGTCGGCCGTAAGTCACTGACTGACTCGGCGTATTCGTCGAAGACTATCATACCTTCACCGGCTCAGTTCAATCCACAATATCCACATAACAATATCACGAAGACGCCCGGCGGTCATGTCATTGAGTATGATGATACACCTGGCTTTGAACGTATTCACATACGACATGCGAATGGATCGGCAGTTTCACTTTTAGCGAATGGTGATACCGAGATAATTTCTGAAGGGTCATCGTATTCCATTACGGCCAAAGACCATAACGTCATCGTTCGTGGTGTCTGTAATATTATTGTTGAGTCTGATGCGAATATACGTGTTAAGGGTGATACGAATCTCGAGTCCGACGGTGACCTTAACCAAGTGGTACGTGGTAACTATAACCTTGAGGTCAATGGTAATCACACCACTCGGGTTCATGGGTACCTTGATGAGAAGGTTACAGGTTATCGTCTTGAAGAGACACGTGGTAACTCTGAGTACCGTCACTTGAATAACCATAGAGAACGTGTCGTTGGTACACAAACGATCGAACTCGGCGGTAATTACTCATTCACCGGTGAGGGAACATATTTCTGTCGGACGTATGGTGAAGTTCAAATGTCATACCATGGTGGTCTTGTTACACTCAATGGTTACAATCAGGCGTCAACCGATCCTGAGACTGGAGAGGTTGTCGAAGCCGTTCCAGGTCTTGGTAAAATGGTCTCGAACGAATTCTTTGGTACGGACGCTCATCTTGCGACAATCAAGACATCCGGTGATGTGGACTTTGGTGGAACCGTAGTCGGTGGTTCAACGGCCGACTTTACTGGTCAGGTTACAGCCCCGACACTTCATGGTGACCTCGAAGGTACGGCTAAGAAGTCTGAATACGCTGATACGGCCGGTGCTGCTCCTGACGGTGCGGCATCTCCAACTTCACCTTCTCCGGACACACCTGAAGAGTTTGATGAACGTCTGGTGGATCCAGAGTCTGTGCTGACGGTTACTGACGTTACGGGAACATCAGTTCCGTTAATTGTTGCGCTCGATCGTTCGGCCGTAAATGACTCACATGGTACTCGTAAGTTGTCCACGTCCGAGGTTACGTCGCGTTGTCGTAATACAACACTCTTCAAGAATGGAACTTGGTTGATCGATCAGATCGGACTTGGTTCAGTCAAAGAATCGATTCAGACATCGTCGGCTCAGAGCGCAAAACGTACTGGAGCAAAGACCACGTTTGCGTCAGGTAAACGCGGTCTACCGAATACGAAGAACTCAAAGAACTTCCAACGTGTTGTTGGTGATGTTAATAATGTTATCGTTCCACCATACGTCAAAATCACCGAGACGCCAGACCCATCGAAACGTCTGAGTTCGTCTTACTACGTATCTCATATGTTAGGTGGTGACTCAGAGGCGGCACAACTGGCTGGTCAGGTTGGTATGACTGATGTCGAGATCGCAAACAACATGCAGATCCTGGCGTATACCGCACTTGAGAAAATACGGAAAGAGTTCGGTGACATCTTCACTATCTCTGAAGGTCTGTACGTTAAGTACGAAAATGAAAAATACGATGAGGACAGCTTCGCCTACGACCGTATGATCGGCCTTGGTTGTGGTATCCAGTTCCCAGAGAGTGACAACTCAATCTACTTTGATGTTGCCCAATGGTGTATGAACAATCTCATCTTTGAGAAGGTCGGGTTGAGTTATATCGACTATGATCCTGACGAAGTTAATGAGCCAACACTTCTCATATCGGTACGTACTGGCTCAAATAGTAAAACAACTTTCACTGAGTTCAATCACGTGAAACAGAGCGATAAGCTGGAGGAATACTGATGGCACGTAAGTACGCAAACGATGACGCAAATCTAAATACTGGTTCTATCTTTACCACTCGGAACCGTGACTATTCTGATATCAACATGCTGTTTGAAGCCAATCCAAATACAGGTGACATCTATAAAGTAAAAGACGCTGCAGCTGTTAAGCAATCAGTAAAGAATATTGTCCTTACTAACTTTCATGAACGACCATTTCAGCCGTTCCTTGGTGGTAATGTGCGAGCCCTTCTTTTTGAAAACATAACGGCATTCACAATCAACGAAGCCAAGACAGCATTGGCTAAAGCTATTGCTCGCCATGAACCTCGTGCGCAGGTAACTAGTATAAATATAGCAACCGGTACTGCAAATACAATTGCAGTGAATATAGTATTTCGGGTAAAAGAAACCCAACAAGTTGACACGATCAACATAAGCTTAGAGAGACTACGATAAATGGCCACACGTATCAATCCAAGCCAGCTTGACTTTGAACAGATTAAGGCTGCGCTAAAGCAATATTATAAGGACTCAGGTGAGTTCAATGACTATAACTTTGAAGGTTCTGGTCTGTCTGCGGTTGTCGACGTCCTTGCTTATGACACCCACATGAAAGCGCTAACTGCTAACTTTGCGTTGAACGAAGCGTTCCTTGACTCAGCGCAACTTCGTGGTTCGGTTGTGTCACATGCCAAGTCACTTAACTATCTTCCAGGTTCTCGTAACTCATCAACCGCTGTCCTCAATGTGGCCATTGCTGGCGCGGATCCTCTGATTACTTACAACCTACCAAAATACTCATTGTTCTCATCGACCATCGATAACGTTGCTTATACGTTTTATACCCTTGACGAGTATGATACTAATCAAGCTGCTGGGTTTATCTTTAGTAACGTCAACGTGTACGAAGGCCGGCTGCTCACAAAACGTTTTATTGTTGATGCTGATACCTCGGCCAACCCGATCTACGTAATACCTGATGACAAGATGTACGTCGGATCACTTGATGTTCAAGTGAGAGATGGTCTGGGTTCTGAGTCTATTACTCGTTACCGTCGGGCTTCACGTGTTGAAGACTTTGCTTCTGATCAGAATGTTTACTTTATCTCTGAAGCAGCAAATGGTTATTACGAACTGACATTTGGTGATGGTCTTATCGGTAAGGCTCCAGGTGAAGGTTCGGTTATTGAGGTCAAGTATCTTCAGTCGAATGCTGCTACGCCTAACGGTGCTGCTACGTTCTCGACATCTGATACTATTGCAGGCCTTACGTTGACTCCATCGATTGTACAGGTTGCGACAGGCGGTGCCGAAAAGGAAACACTTGAGTCTATTCGCTTTAATGCTCCTATGAGCTATGCATCTCAAGACCGAGCTGTCACTGAGTCTGACTTCACTGCATTAATCAAAAACGCTGTTACGTATGTCGAATCGTTAAACGTCTATGGTGGTGAAAAAGCAGATCCGCCTGAGTTCGGTAAAGTGTTTATCTCGGTCAAGCCTTTTGGCGTCGATGCAATGACTGACGCTCAGAAGTCTCAACTACTAACTAATACCTTGAACGATCGTGTCATTTTATCAGTTACTCCGGTACTCATAGATCCCATCATTCAGTACCTTGAAGTCACATCGAACTTTGTTTATGACGACGCGAAGACGCCTCTGACCGAACAGACTCTTGAGTCAAACGTGGCTGGGGTCATTGAGACATACGGTGAAGAAAACCTACTTGGTTTCCAATCGCCATTCCGCCGTTCAGTTCTGACGTCTACGATTGACGCGTCAAATGATTCTATTCTTTCTTCGGATGTGGTTGTACGTCTTCAGGGTCGCGTTAAGCCGACTGCTGCGCAGCTCGGCGTTAATACACGTTACGATGTTGAGTTCACTAATAAGTTTGCTGAGCCATCGAGTGCAACGTATATCGTCGACTCTGATCCTTTTATTTACAGCGTCGAAGGTGTTGCGTATACGTGTTTCCTTCGTAACAAGACCGGCACGAAGCAACTTGAGATCTACCGTAGATCAGCTGCGGGTGAGTCTATTATTGTGGTTGATGATGCTGGTATTATCGATTACACACGGAACGTTATTAGTCTGACACCATTTGCACCAAGTCAAGTACAAGATTCTGACATTGGTATTCGTATTTCAATATTACCTGCGTCCCAGAATAAGATTAATCCAATACGTAATATACTACTACGTTTAGACACAACTAAAACACGAGTGACTGCAGAAAAAGATGGCTGATAAGCGTGACAATATAATTCGAGACCAGAAGCCTGGTAGCCGTAAGTTGGTACACTCACCAGTTGCGGCTGTTACGCCTTCTTATTATCAACAGGAATACCCTCAACTGGTAGAGTTCCTTGAGAAGTACTTCGAATATATTGAAGACACTGCTGGCTTCGGTGATCTACTTCAGAAACTAAAGGACATCCGTAACATTGATGTCACCGAAGAGGCATACGCACAAATACTGTCGTCAAAGGAATACGGTGCTGCCCTACCAGACCTTTCTAGTATCGATGAGACGGCGGCGGTTCGCCTCTTTGAATATTGGTACAAGGCAAAAGGTACACGGGCTGCGGTCGAGATGTACTTTAGGATTTTCCTTAACACGAATGTTGAGGTTGTATATCCACGTGAGAATATGCTGATCGTGGATGGTGGTGACTGGGACGAGAGTCAAGTTCGTTACACCACAGTCAAAAGTCTTATTGATGAGCCACGTGCAGTTATACAAGATGACTTCTATTATCAAGCGTTCTCGTATCTGATACGGTCAGGACAGTCGATCGATGATTGGGGTGACACATTCTACCGGGCTGCTCACGCTGCTGGCTTTAAGGTATTCGGTGAAGTCGAGTTGTCAGGTGTCATTGGTAACTTCAACAACATCGCCACTAACTCACCTACGATTCAGCCTGGCTTCCAGACACTTGATGCTGAGATCCTTATTCTCGGTGCTGCTGCTCATGCGATGGGTGTATCACCACAAATCATTACGAAGGCCTTTAAGATCCTTGGACGTGTCGGACAGGTCGATGACTTCACATTTGCTGAGATCAATAATAACTTACAACTGTCCACATATCGTGTGTATGACTTCCATGAGACGCCAATCAGTGACTTTGATCCTGTTGGTGCGGAATCGCGTTACACAACATTACATAGACCGGCTAGAATTATTGTCGAGGCCGTATAAGAAAGCGTATAAATAAGAATAACTATTCACACCCACGGAAAAGATTATGACAGCTATTATAACCAATCAGTTCAGGATCCAGAACCTGCAATACGCTAAGCGCGATATTGATTCTGGTATTGACGATATATTTCTCGCCGTCGGCCGAGCTTCTGCTTGGGATAACGACACAAACCCACCAGCTCCAAACATCGATCCACAGGATGAGATGAACGCACGCCTTAACTTCCAGTCGATGAAGAAGGTTGCGGACATCATTCCTTGTGTTGCTCGGTACAACTGGACAAGCGGTAACACATATGTTGCTTGGGACAATAACGACCCAACGCTGGCGACTAAGCAGTTCTATGTATTGAACCAGTCGACCTTTAATGTGTATATCTGCCTTCGTGCCGGTTCGGGTGCGTCTACAGTTGAACCTACAGGTACATCAACAGGCAACCCGTCTGAAGGTGCTGATGGTTACGTGTGGAAATACCTTTATACCATTACGGGTGCTCAAGGTGATAAGTTCCTGACTTCTGACTTTATGCCAGTCCTTCGTGACTCGAGTGTTGCTGCAGCAGCAACCGCTGGTCAAATCTGGGACTACAACATTGTTGAAGGTGGTACTGGTTACGGTTCTGCTCCGACTGTTACTATCGAAGGTGATGGTTCTGGTGCGACTGCTACTGCAGTAATCGCCGGTGGAGTTTTGACCGGTATCACGGTTACCGCTGTCGGTTCTGGCTACACATATGCCCGAGCAGTACTGACCGGTGGTTCTGCTTCAACCGAAGCTTCTATTACACCTGTCTTGTCACCAGTCTCTCTTGGACGTGAACTGACCGGCGTTGCTGTTACGAATGCTGGATCCAGCTATCCTGCCAGTTCAACTCTAGCTTTGACCATTGTGGGTGATGGTTTTGAAGCTGCTGCGAGTGC